CTAATAGCACTAATGTAGTTTCTTTCTTCTTTGAGTATCAATCTCATCCATTATATTTCTAATCTTAGCATCTTCTTCAATATCTGGTTCTAATTCTGCAAGAGCTTCATCTCTCAATATATGTAGTTCTTCTTTTACATTAGCCAACACAGAATCATTTTTAGATATCGATTCAATAGCAATCTCAACCATATTTCCATAATATTCAATTAAATCTTCTTTTGGTTCAGCAAAAGTTAAAATATCATCTTGAGTTATGGTAGCTATATTATCACAAATAACCTCAAGTGGCAACCATGGTACCATCATCATTACCGTACCTTTAGCACCTCTTTTAAATAACAAGGTCATTGGGTGGTTTAATTGAACCAAATAATCATCTTCACTCATAACACAATCTGATATGATGTCTTCGCCACTTTGCAGGCGGATGATTTTAATATTATGTTGTGGTTGGTTTGTCATCTTTAAGGTCTATGTTATAATATTTATAGTTAAACTTTTCATCATCATATATCTTAACACGCTCAATAAAATGTTTTAATGTGTAATTGGTAAATTTACCTACACGAAAGTCATCAGCAATATCAAATAATATAGCAGCTGATTTGTTATCACCAATTCTTAAACCACGGCCAATAGATTGAAGATTACGAATACGAGATTTAGAAGGTGAAGCAAATATAATATTATGTAGGTTACGAATATTGACACCTGTTGAGAAAGTGCCGTATGACGCTACAATGATGGCGTCTTTTTCTTTTTCGGTGATTGAGCGAACCGACTCACGAACCTCAACATCAGTTCCGCCAAATACAAAGAATACATGCCTATTTTTGGCATGAAGTTTGATATTAGCATAAAGGTCTTTACCATGTTTTTCAACAAATTGAAATAAAATAAGTGAATTGCCTTCTAGCGACAATGCTAGATTGCGAATGAAATCGTTACGAGCTGTGTTTGAAACTATGTAATCAATCTCTTGATTATAATCCCAATCACGAGCCATCTTACATATAGGTTCAGGATGCTTAAGAATCAGACATTTAATTTTAAAATCTGCTAATTGACCTTTCTCAATTAATTCAGATGTTGAGGTTGCCTTATAAACTGGACCAAATAAACCCTCTAGTACCAAACGGTGAGTTTGAGTTCCGTCTAAAGTTCCTGTTGTACCTATTCTATATTTAGAATTTGAGCAACCTGTAAGTATAGTAGTAAGTGATTTAGCTTTGAATTGGTGAGCTTCATCGCCCAAAACAAAATCAAATTGTTCAAAATACTCTCCTGGATTTTTGTAAATGGATTGCCAAGTAGTAATCGTTAGAAAATTGTTGGTGTGTTTATCTTTACCAGAATATTGGCGATGACAGTATTTTTCAGAATCATAACCATAAGATTTAAAGTCCGAGAACATTTGTTCAACCAATGATGTGGTTGGAACTATTAATAATCCTTTTTTTAAGCCTGATGCTTGTAAGTAACGAACAATGACATAAAGTATGAGTGATTTACCTGAAGCTGTTGGAGATAATAAAAGAATTCTCTTATTACGAATAGCATGAATAAAAGATTTTAATTGATAATCACGAACCTCGTGTGGAAGATTTAATGTTTTAATGAAGTCTTCAGCTTCTACCACAGATAATACTTCGGTAGATATGACATCTGAATCTATTTCAAGTTTATAATTTCTTTCTTCACAAAACTTTTGAATATATGGAACCAGACCATGATATATGGTAAAGTTGCGTAAGTCCGCCAGCCTTATCTTTCCATCCCAGAGCCTACTTTTATAAGCTGGAACGAATTGGTAACCTGGAACAAAGAATGTAAAGTAAGATGATAACTCTTGAGCTATACCCTTTTCACATTCAAATTGAATGAATACTTCATTCTTCTTATGTAGAATTAAATCAGACACCTTGTATGAATCTTTCCCAGGCTATGAAGTCACGGAGTTGGAAAGTGCGAGAGTTTAATTCTTTGAGAATAGCACCACACACATCAACAATTTCTTCGTGCATGACCTTTTGCGCTAAACGACTATTGATGTCATTATCAGCTTCAATATAGTTATTGACTTCGGCTTTTAAGACATAAGGAAACGGTTCCCAACCATATTGTTTTAGTTGGTCTTCATCTAACTTACCTGTATAATATTCCCATTTCAAAATCCTCATCTTGTTAAGCTTAAAATCAGATTCTTTGGCAAGCAGACGGTGTTTTGAAAGAATATTCAAATACTTACTGTGTAATTTGGGTATATCTAATAACGCTTTGCCTGGTTCTGTTCTGTCTATATCAGAATCCTTGCGCCACATTTCTAATAAATCTTCAAGTTGTTTCATATAGTTGAAATCCTCCTATTCAAAGGATACATCACTTCCATTAAAAAGTCAAGCGTTTTTTAGAATAATTTCTCTACATCAAAGTAACTATACCGAAATGTAGCATCAGCTGTAATTATAGTATCTGGAGAATCTGTTGCACTCATTACAAAGGTAGAAAGAGTGGTAGGAAATACATCAAAAAATTTAATGTTATAGTATGGGGTATTTGATGACGAAAGCAAAGTAACAGTTGCATCAGAATATTGCGGTTTAGCTGTTGGAATATTTGTTGCATATTTGTTTAATTTACCAAGATTTCTATACTCAGCAAATTCTTTAGGGAAAGTCATAGCACGGATCCAATCATGTATTTCAAGCCATGATTTTAATTCTTCGTCAACGACAAATGTGATATTCAATAAATCATATATGGCCTTTTCACCAGGAACATACACATCAACAAATGGGTTAGTTTGTGGAATTTCAGATAAAGAAATACCAGGCACACTTAATGATTGACAAAAATACCTAACATTAGGTGAACGACCAAAGTTAAGTTGGAACTTATTTGGTTGTAGAAAGTTAGGGTTTGTTGGGTTACGATTGGTTGATGTCATAATGGTTTATTTATGCTAAAAAAAAGAGGACCCTTTTTACGGAGTCCTCTTTAAGATTTATTGCTTTGCTAGTCTTTTATTATAGTTATAATTATAAGACTTTTAGATTACATTAAGTTTGCAATCTTGAACGCACGGTAGTAGTTGTTAGACAACACATTTAATGCGCCATTACCTTGTGAAGTACCTTCTGCAAATGGATTAGCAACTAAACCGTAACGGGTTTTGAAACCAATTTTTGGTTGGAAGTTGTTTGTATCAACTGCACGAACCATTTGTAAAGGAACGTATGGGCAGTAGAATAAACCTGCGTCATAAGCGTTAGAACCTTTGTAACCAACAACTGCATATTCTGAAGATGCTGATGTTGGAGCATATGGATCAATATACACTTTGATACGACCAAATAAAGTACCAGCGAATGTGTTACCTGTATCATCAACTGTTAGATTTACATTTGATTGTAAAGCTGAGTTGTAATCAAGGATACCAGCCATTGCTAATGCTGAAGCAACATCGCTTGAGCAAATCATAACATTACCTTTGCCTCTACGAGTTGTCTTAGCGATAGTATTAGCTTCACGTTCAATTTGGAATGCTAAACCTTTAACTTTTTCAACCATCCAACGACCGTTAGAATCAGTATCAAGGTCAAATCTACCAACTGCTGTAGTACCTACTGCACAACCTGTTTTAGCTGTACCGTAGATTGTTCTAACAACTTCACGGTTGATTTCAGCAAGAATTTCAGCAGACAAGATGTTTGCTAATTCTGTTTCTGCATCTAAACCATGAACTGCTTTAAGGTCTTGTGCTAATTCAATTGAGTATTCTGCTTTTAATGCTCTTGTTTTAGCAGTAACAGTTACTTTTTCAATTGAGAATGCCATTTCTTGGAATGTTAAATCTTCAGCAGTAGCTGTTGCTAATGCTGTGCAAGCAGCAGCGTTACCAACGAATGTGTTAGCAGTAGAAGCGCCAACTGCAAGAGTTGTTTGAGCACCAGAAATACCACCAAAACCTGTGTTAGCTTCGTTGAAGAAAGCTTCTGTTGCGCCTGCGGTCACATTAGATGTGCTATATGATGAACGCATAGCGAAGATTAAACCAGTTGGGCCTGTCATTGGTTGAACACCGCACACATCGTATGCGATTAAGTTTGGTAATGAACGGCGAACTAAACTGATTAAGATTGGGTCAAAACCGGCAACTGGACCACCAGCAGCAGCTGAACCACCAAAACCGCCTGTACCAGCAGAGTTAGCAGGTGCTGTTTCTTGTAACATTTGACCAGATTTCTGCATTTCTACAGCTTGGTTTTCAAGAATAACAGCAGTTACAGCCTTACGATATGGGTCTTTAATTGCAGGTAAGTCAGGATGGTCAAGAACACCTTCCCACTTTTTCTGTAATGATTCGGACAAATACATTTTTTATCTCCTAGATAATTACTAATTAAATTTTTGTTTTACTAATTGCGTTTGATACTGCAGCTACAAATGGGTCATTGATGACTTTCTTTTCGCCTTCAGCATCTTCAACTTGTTCGTTGAGTTGTGATTCATCTGCTTTTTTAATACCAGATGGGAAATAATTCTCACGGATTGTTTCAAGTTTGTTTTTGTATTCGTCCTCTGTGGAGAATTCAACACTCTCTGCGAGTGATTTGATTTTTTCAACTTGAGTTGACATGAGACCTTCACATACTTCACGAGTTACTTCATTTTTGCGTGATTCAACAAGAGCTTTTTTAAACTCTACGCCACGCTCAATTTCTTCGTTTAACTTAGCTTCAAGTTCTTCAACTTGGCCAGCTAATTCGTCAACGAGGTCAACTTTTTCAGCAGGAACATCAATATAGTGTTCTGCAAATAGATTGCGTAAACCTGCGATGAAGTCGTCTGTTAATTCTGAGCGTAAGCCAGATTCAATAGCGATTTCATTGTCTGCCATCCATTGTTCAACAACATAAGAAAGGTAATCATCTACTTTTTCTGTTAAGTCGTTACGAACAGATGTGATTGCTTCTTCAAGCATACCCGCATATTCACTTTCAATTTCTTCTTGAATTTGTGAAATACGGTCATTAACACGAGCTTCAAAAATTGTAGAAACTTTAGATTTGAAATCTTCAGAAATTGTAGAATCGTCTGCAAAAAGGGCATCAATGTCCTCTTTCATTTTCTTCTTCATTTCGTCTTTCTTATCCATATGAGAAGTTTCAGCAATTACTTCTGCATCTTCTTCTTCAGTTTCTTCTTGTTTTGGTGAAGCATCTGACGGTTTAGTTTTTGGATCTTCTGCTTTTTTAGCTGATTTAGAACCATCA